ACCCTGCATCTTCTATTCTAACTACCATTCGGTGATAAGTTCTACTACCTGCAAAAGCTAAAAGATGACCACCGTGTTTTAAAACTCTCAAACACTCTTGCCATATCTCCTGTGTAGGTACATCGTAATCCCATTTCTTACCCATAAACGAAAGTCCATAAGGAGGGTCTGTAACAATACTATCTACAGAGTTATCTTCTAATTCTTTTAGCTTATCTAAGCAATCGCCTAATAATAATCTCATAATTTATCTTTTAAATATTTCTTTACCTTCTTATAGGTATTGTACAGTGAGTAGTAGCTAATGTTAGTCTTTCTACTCAGCTCTGAGATACTCTCTCCTGACTCGATGATCTCATAGACCTTCTTATCGTACCAATACATATTATCTAACTCCTCTAAGATGATTTCGTATTTCTTTTTGTATTCCACCTCTTGCTCGTCTTCTATATCGTAGTTATCAAAATCAAAGTCCCCTTCTTTTCGTTCCCTGCGTTTATAATCTAAGAAGATAGTCGTTAGGGTTCTGAAGATATAAAAGTGGTTTACATCGTTCCCAAAGGTGATGTCTTTACCCTGAGCAACTAACTTACCTATCTTTAAGTACATCTCCTGTACAATGTCCTCTGCGGTTTGTGGGTTACATCCAAAGGACTCTACTATATCGCACCAATCTTTGTGTCGTTCAAATAGCTTCTTTAAGATTTCCATACAGTAACGATTAGAGCAAAGAGCGTTAGCAAGACTGTGTGTCTTTCAAAATAATCGTCTTCGTCTATCTCGTCTGTGTCGGGTTCTTGTAGTGGATTATAGAACAGATATCCAAGTGCCAATCCGTAGGTCGGTACTAATTGGATATGTATCTGTCTATCTCCGATTTGAATAATCATATATTAATTGGTTAGGGATTGTTTTATATGTTGTACTAAGTTTCTACCTTCTATCTCATATCCTACATTATTCTTAACTGAACGCAGCTTAATCGGTTCATCCATCATCGTAGGCTTACCTCCTGTGTCGATATCCTTTATCTTCTTGATGTGAATGTGTGAGTACATCCAATCCGTAGGATGAGCCAAATACCTATGAATCACTAAGAAGTCATTAGCACGGTTGATAAACTTACCCCCTCCTTCGACATCTGAAGCCATTGGAGGTATAGGATGTCCTGCGTATGGATGTGAAGCTGTATGTTGCTTTCTAAGTGCTTCGGTGTTAGCGTGAGTATTTAACCACAAGGCACAATCCATTTCAGTACAGAATTGCCTGAACTCAGTTGTTGCTAAGTAGTCATACTCGTGCTTTCCTAACTTAGCTGCTCCTACATCGGTTACTAAGGAGTTGTACGGGTCTACCAAAAATCCATCATAGTTAAACTCTTTTTTAATCTCCTTAGCTTCCGATAGTAGTGTTTTGTAGGTATATAAATCCGAAGGGTCAATTAACTGAAAGTATTGCGATATTCTAATCAGTCGCTTTCTTAACTCAGCTTCAGGTATTTTATTAATCGGTAATCCTGTATCGAACTCTATTAGCTTTCTATACAAAGAAGCAGGTGCATTCTCAGAGGAGAATATCAGCCATTTAATCTTATGTTTAAGTGTGTATAGAAACATTAAATAAAGCATCGTTTGAGTCTTTCCTGTGTTTGCGTGTCCTAATACTACTGTAAATCCTTTCTTAAATCTGAAATAAGTATCTATCTCTTCTATTCCTAATTTAAGTCCCTCTTTTATTTTGCCTGTTCGTATGTCGTTTAGTGTATCTAATGTCTTTGCTATGTTTACTATCATTGGTTGTCTTTTGTTCTAAGATAATAAAAAAGGGGGATGGTTAGTCCCCCGTATTATTAAAAAGGTAAGTCATCTTCTCTATCAGGAGAATGAGCCTCTACAGTTACCTCTGCTTGAGTAGTACCTATTTTCCATCCTTGAATAGTATTAAAGTACTTTACCTCTCCTTGTGGTGATGTCCATTCTCTACCTCTTAGATTGATTCCTACTTCTACCTCATCTCCTACATTGTAGTTGTTTAGAGTTTCGCAGTTATCCTTAGTAAACTCTACTAAGATATCTTGTGGGTATTGCTCCTGAGTAGTTACTACCACATCTCGCTTGGTGAATCCACTACCGAAAGTCTTGGTCTGACCGATAACTTTGATTTTTCCTTTGATTTGCATTTTATCCATTGTTTATAAAGGTTACGAAATTTCTTGCAGTTCTAATGATACTTTCCTCAGAGGAATGTCCGTGTGCTTGTAAAGCGTGATAGTCGATTGCAGCTTTAATCATCGATTGTCTAATGATGTACGTCTGCGTGTCTTCTTTCTTTGGCTGCGTACTCTGAGGTGCAGAATAAGAGCCTTGATTTTGAAAGGTATTTTCTCTAACGACCTTTCCTGTTTGGTTGCTTTCATTTTTCTGATAAGTTAGGTTCTCTCCTACTTGTCCTTTAAAATCACCTACCGCTAAGAAGCTAAGGTTATCACCATTCGCAAAAGTTACTCTGTACTTGTTGAAGGTTCTCTGTCCATTTGACCACTCACCATTAGGAGTGATTGTTGTAATTCTACTCGTTAATTGCATTTTGTGCTTGTTTTAATTGAAATTGTAAATTTAAGATTTCGATGTTCAGCTTTTCGATGTGCTTCTCTAAGGCTTCTATTCGTGCCTCATTATAGGTAAGTCGTTTGTTTTTCATTTCTATTACCTCAAATAGTCCTTTAGTATTCTCATCTCTTAGTGCATCAATCTGCTCTAATTGTTGTCTAAAGGTAAGTTCTTCAAATTTTCTTACTGAGTCCATAACTAAATACCTAAATGATGAGATTCTAAATCGTATTCAGTCGTACTTGGCTGAGAAAAAATGTCTAAGATGATTTTACCATCTTCTAATCTTAATTCGTACTCACTTGGCTTGTAGAAAGCAGTACGATTAAGTACATCCTCACATATCTCGTATGTGATTAGGCTCTTGTTGTAAAGTGTTTTAATATCCATCTTTGTATGATTTTTAACAAATTTAAACAACTTTTCGATATACGCAAGTGTGTTGTAAAAAAAAAGAGGAGCAGCTATAAAAACCACTCCCCTAATTACAAACAAAGACAGAATTAAGACTCTATAAATATAAGCTATTGGTTAGGTTGCTCAAAGCGTGTTTAGGTAAGTTTCTTTAATTCTTTCTGATAGTACTCTATCATCTCCTCAAGTTCATAAGTAGAGAACTTTACCACCTCTCGTGCTTTTATTACCATCGAATCCGCAGTACCCTCCCCGTAGGTTCTATCTAAGAACTTAGAATACTCATACTGCTCCCCTTGAGAGAATACATTGCACTTAGGGCATTGCGGATGCACATTCAACTCATCCCATCGTGTAGAATAATGCTTACGAGATTGAAAGTGTCCTGCTTGTATTTTCTTAATCTCAAACTTCCTACCACAGGTGCAGCAGGTGCATACACCATTCTTAGAATGTTTAGTGCGTATATAAAGAGAGAATACAGTATCTAACTTCTGTACTATCTTACTTCGTGCAGGTTTCTTAGGAGTAGGCTTTTTAGTCCTATTGGGCTTTCTTCTTATCATCCTGAGTTCTTAAACAAGCAGAACCTAACCAAAAGTCGATATCCTGTACTGCTCGGTAAATAATGCGACTATTTTTTTTAGTCTTCTCTATCTCAGTCTTTGTACTATCACACCCCAACTCGGTGTACATCTTACAATCTATTCTAAATAATTCATCTACTTTTTCTCTATCACTAAGGTTACTCTTTACTACTTGGTCAATTTGTTCTCTTAGTGTCATAGATTAAGATTAGATTATTAAGATATTATTATGCTTTTATAGTTTGTTGGTTCACAAATGGGTATAGGTTGCCCTACTGTACCATACCCATAAATTATGCTTCCACAGATGTCGGACACATAACGGGTGTGTATCTTTAATAGGTTAAATACACTCGCTAATTCCACTTCTCCTATGAAGTACAGTCCCTCGTTTAGCTTACGGTTGAGGTGGTGCTTTGACTGCTCCCCATTCTTGCACCTTTAGTCTTGTAGCCGAATCGAGTTGTTAGACGCATAAGCTACAATGCAATTATAATAAATTATTTTGAATCTTTCATTGATGTACCAAAATAATAAGCAAATAAATTAGAAACGACTACACCCTCAATCATACCCATAAGGTGAACGAATAAGTCATTATCTAAAACGCTTGGTACATACACAGTAGCATATATTACGAAAATAAAAGAAAGTAATCCTACCATTCCTGTAATGAACATCAGATAATCTTTCTTTCCTGCCTGAGCAACTCCTACTTCTCTACTTCTTGCAGAATCTCTGTCAGCTACCTCAGCTTTATAAGCCTCTATTAAGGCTCTGTGTGCTTCTTCTTTTTCTTCAGGTGTCAGAGTATCATCTGTGTCGATAACCTGCTTTAAAACGCCTAATACACCACTCTCAGGCAATAATCCGCTTGCTTTACTTAGTAGCTTACCTACTTTAGTTTCTTTAAATGGTTTTTTCATCTTAGTATGTGAAAATTGAAGGGTTCTTATCAGGGTCGTTATCACAATGGATAAAAGTCTTAGCTATTCCTATTCTTGTAAATCCTGCTTCTAAAAGCGACTGAACGATTTTAAGCCTGTCAGCTCCGTTTTCACAAGCAATATCTGCTGCGTATCCTTTTAAGTGAGAAGAGTTCTTAGAAACCTTGTAACCTGCTTTCTCAAGCCTCTCAATGTCCGCTTCTATTCTAAAGCCACTTGTGATCTCAAAAGGAATACCTGCAAAGTGTCTTGCTTGGTTAAGCATATAAAGAAAGGAAGGCTGCATAAGCTGACCACTTCCTTGTTGTAAAGGAGAGTCGAACTCGTGATATTTAAAGTAGTTAATCATTTATTAATTCTCTTAGTCTTTGTATATCTTTTCTTACTCGCTCTCTTTCAAGTTTAAAATCAATCACCTCATTCTCTAAGACTCTAATGTCAGGGAATATATAAGTGTTCTGATTATATCTTAAACTGTTTAACTCATCTTCGTTATCTGAGATTCTATTCTCAAGTCC